AAAAATTTTTGTCTTTCAGCTAATTCGCCTATCATTAATTATGATAATGTTTTATTCTAAAAAACACCATAAAAAGTGTAAATTACACTAAGGTATAAGGTTTAATATGTCCTCTATATATGATACAGTTGCAGTTTGGAGTGCTGGAGATTTCGTAAAAGATGATATCAGAGAATATCCAGCGAATAGTTCCCAGTATTGGTATTCACTAAAAGACGACTACGGCAACGCTTCTCCAGCGGTGGGAAGTGTCCAGTGGGGCGGCAGAACCACCTTTGCAATACAGTCTGCGTCTAACAAGACAAACCTGCCAGAATTCATCTGGACACCTTCTTACAATCAGAGTGCAGAAATCTCGCCTCGTGTTTTGGCGGTAAGGTTTGGTGATGGCTATACCCAAAGAGTCCCAGATGGAATTAATAATAATTTATTAAACCTAGACCTTACTTTTGAAAATAGATCAGAAAAAGAAGCAACAGCAATTGCCCACTTTCTAAACGTAAGAAGGGGAGCAGAGGCATTTTGTTATACCCCGCCTTCGCCATACGCAACCCAAAAGCTATTTATATGCAAAAGTTTTACTTCGACTTTTATATTTAATGACAACTTTACAGTTAACGCGAAATTTGAAGAAACGCCACTTTAAAAAGTAATGCCTGATTTTAAAAACAGTTCAAATGATAGTGGCGGCATTATATCAACTGTTGGTGGTGCGCAAAATTCTATCAAAAAGCTGCATGGTGAAGCCGCAAAGCTTGAACCAACCGCACTTATTGAACTGTTTGAAGTAGACCTTTCAGACATTCTCACCCCCGACAGACTAGAGAAAAGAGAAAAATTTAACCAACTAAATGTTCTTGCTGGCGGAAGCCTAGTTACTGATCCAGCTAGTTCAGCGATAAGCGTTTTCAGGTTCCACAATAATATAAAACTAATTAAAAGAGACATTTGGTTTCAGGGCAATAGATATTTTCCCTTCCCTTGTAAAGCTGAAGGGTTTGAAGTTAACGCCAACGGGACCGCTGCAACCCCCAAAATAACCTTTGGTTCAAGACCTGATGGAAGCACTCGGTTTGCAATTTTAAAAGAACTACTAAAAGACCTAGACGACTTGGCGGGTGCAAGAGTGAATAGAATAAGAACTTTTGCTAAATTTTTAGATTCTAAAAACTGGTATGATGATAATGGTGATAGATTGTATGAAGACATACCTAAAGATATTGCTCCCGACGAAGGCGCATTTTTTCCACCAGACGTTTACTATGTAGATAAAAAATCATATGAAGACAAAACCGGACTACAGTTTCAACTAGCGTCATACGTTAATTTTGAAGGTATGAAGTTACCTCGAAGGATTTTTAATCAAAACAGATGCCCTTGGACATATCGGGGGGCTGGTTGCTGTTACGAGTATGAATCTACAGCTACCACTCTCAACCTTAATAAAACGCCAATAGACGCTTTTTACAAAGCAGAGCTACCCCAAAAAGCACCCCCTGTTGCTACAGAAAACAACGAATTAATACAAAACATTATCCCCGGATATAGTCCAAATACCTGTAATACACCAGTTATGTGGAATCAGGGTACTGAGTATGTAAATAAAGCCGTAGTTTACATTGCTCATAAAGACAAAAGATATTATTTTGTAGCAAAAAAATCTGTACCAGCTAATACGCCGCCACCTAATGATGAGTACTGGGTTGCAGACCAATGCTCTAAAACCCTAGAGGGTTGTAAAAACAGGTGGGCTTCTGAAGTTTCTTTACCCGACAGCCCTTACAACGGAGCAATCCCATTCGGTGGCTTCCCAGCGATAACTAGACAATGAGACTAACAAAAAAAATTAAAGAAAAAATAAAACAACATGCGCTAGAAGAAGCCCCGCATGAGTGTTGCGGTTTAATTGTGTCTAATGGTAAAAATGTTAATGTAATTCCATGTAATAATGTCTCTTCTTCGCCAGAGTGTCACTTCAAAATTCCCCCGTTCGATTATGTCAGGGCTTGTAATTCTGGAAAACTAGAAGCCATTTACCATTCGCATCCTAATGGTCCTGCAAAATTTTCTTTAGCTGATCAACAAAACTATAACGCCACAAAAGAAAGGTTCATACTATACAGTCTTGAGGATGATGGGTTTTGTGATTCACTGGAAGAAGAAAATAGCGAATTACTAGGAAGGTCTTTTAAGCTAGGGGTAACAGATTGTATGAACATAGCGCAGGATTACTATGTCAACAAGTTTGGCATAAAAGCAGAATACGATGAAATTTGGCCCAGTGACGATTATTATTTTAACAAAAACGGAAAAATTAATATAAAAAAAGTTATTGAAAGAATAAAATATTTTGATTTTTCTTTAGTAAAAGACAAAACCCCAAAAGAAGACGACCTTCTTGTTTTGAAAGATACTGGTCCAAAAGATATTTGGCCGTGCCACCTTTCCATTTATGTTGGTCATGATAAGGTTTTAATGCAAACAAGCAAAAGAAAATCTGGACTTGTTGATTACAAACCAATTTTAGAAAAAAATCTACTAATGATATTTAGACCCAATTTTATATGAGTGAACTAGTTAAAATAAAAATGCATGGCATTTTTGCCGAAAAGATTGGAAACGAATTTAATCTTGCAGTCAAAAGTGTGCCCGAAGCTTTTCACGCAATAAACATATTGACTAATGACAGCTGGAGAAAGATGCAGCTTGAAAACATACAAGACAATTTAAAATATAGTATTTTAATTAATGAGAAACCTATTGATATTAGTTCTCTGGCTCATATAACCGAAGAAAATGCACACGAGCAACAAAATGTAAATGCTATTTATAATTCAGAATTATTTTTAAATCAAAAAGAAGGCTTGCGCTCGATAGATATTGTACCAGTAAGTGAGGGCGGCGACGCTACATTTTGGATTTATGTTATTGTTGTAATAATTACGACGCTAATTACATTAGCCCTAATGAAGCCGCCTAAGTTTGATGACTTTAGAGAAATTGAAGACACCCGAAAAGGACAGTCCTATTTATTTAGTGGCCCGACAAATACAGTGAATGAAGGCGGACCAGTTCCATTAGGGTATGGAAGGGTTATAGCAGGAAGTCAGGTGATATCCCAGAGCTATCAAGTTTATTACGAAAATGCAGATAGCAGTGATGCAAATATTAGTTCTACCGAGCGAGTTTCAGAACAAGAATCGGGTGGAGATACTAGTTTATCTAATATGGAAGACGCCACGAAACCTATGGGTGACATATTTGGAACGAGTCCTGTTCTCGTGGGCCCGCAGTATAGCCAAGGTGGCCACCTAGTGCTTGTCGGAGTAGGGTCGGTGTAGGATAAATTTTTAAATGTAAGAAAGGAAAAAGGAAATGGCTGATTCTCAAGAAGGTATAAAAATAGATGGCGTAAAGAAAAAATCTATCGCCAACTTAAAAACTGTAGATTTGATTTGTGAAGGACCAATTGATGGATTGGTAGATACAGAGTTTACTCATGTTGGCACACTTGGTAATGTAGGTTGGGACAGCACGACTAGACAGACCACAAAAAACTTTTTACGTTCAATTTTCTTAAATGGAACCCCCGTCATGGATGATCAGGGGCTTTACAATTTTCAAAATATTCAAACAACTAATTCAAATGGTTCACCAAATGGTTATACTGAAAGCCAGCAACTTTTGGTTGATTCAGATATGCAAAAATCATCATCTAACGACTGGGTGGTTCCGGCGGATGTTGGAGGTCTTATTCTAAATAAAGTAAAAGGTCTCTCTTGGCCGAATGTCGTCTATAAAAAAGAATTCATCGGAACTATGCCAAGCCACCGTGTGTTTCAGAGAAGTTCGGTGGATTATCCAGTAAAATATGGAGAATATTCTTTAGGGTGGATGAGAGACAGTAGCTATATTTATTACCACGACTCAAACAATAGCGCGAATGATTTTAACCTATGGGCTATTCAAACAAACAATGGGCCAAATAACGCGACCAATGCAGAAAAATTAGAATTTACATTTGATGCTTGGATATATCCCACTAGCGAAAAGTGGATGTCAATATTTTCACATGGTTATCCTTATTCGTGGGAAGGCTTTAGTATAGGCGTTTATAACGGAAAAGCGCATTTTACCAAC